CTGTTTGATTGTGTGCCTGCTGTGACGCGTGAGCATGTGTTGACTGCCGAGTCGGGTTCGATTGTGTCGTGGGAGTATGTGCGTGACGCCCCGAAGGCTACGGCGGTGGTTGTGGGTGGCCGCGGCGAAGGCAAAGATCGTCTGTTTTGTGAGGATTTTGACGCGTTGGCCGAGGATGAGTGGTTTGATCGTGTCGAGGTGTTTAAGGATGCCCGTAACACGGATTCTGAGCATGTGCATCTCATTGATGAGGCTGAGCGGGTGTTGTCCGAGTCGGGGGCCACGTCGGGGTTTAAGATCGAGTTGGCTGAGTCGGATGTGTTGCGGTTTGGGCCCGGCAAGCTGATGCCCGGGGATTTGATCTATGTGGATGTGGGCTCGGGCCCTATTGCGGAGATTGTTCGGCAGATTGATGTGGAGTGTGTATCGCCTGGGGATGGGTGGACGAAGGTGACTCCGATAGCTGGGGATTATGAGGATAATCCGTCGGCCCTGTTGGCTCGCCGTGTGGCTGGTTTGGCTGCGGGTGTGCGGGATTTGCAAAAATTCTAGAAAAGATGAGGGGTTTGTTGTGGGTATTGTGTGTAAAGGGTTTGATGGTGTGTTGACCGAGTATGATTGGGCTCAAATGTCTGGTCTGATGGGTAATATGCCGTCCGTAAAAGGCCCGGACGATTTTCGTGTCGGCACCACAATTCAGGGTGCCACAGTGTTGTGTGAGGTCCTGCCGGGGCAGGCTTGGGCTCACGGGGTGATGTGCACGTCGAATAGTGTTGAGACGGTGACGGGGCAGCTTCCGGGCCCGGGTGAGACCCGTTATGACTATGTGGTGTTGTCTCGGGATTGGGAGCAGAATACGGCCAAGTTGGAGATTGTTCCCGGTGGGCGTGCGGAGCGTGCCCGTGACGTGTTGCGTGCCGAGCCTGGCGTGTTTCATCAGCAACTGTTGGCTACTTTGGCGTTGTCGTCTAACGGGTTGCAGCAGCAGCTGGATCGGCGTGCTGTGGCGGCCCGTGTGGCGTTTGGGGAGTCTGCTGCGTGTGACCCGACCCCTGTGGAGGGTGACAGGGTGATGGTTCCTTCGGGGGCGGTGTGGGCTAACCATGCCGGCGAGTGGATGCTACTGTCCCCCAGGATCGAAACGGGTTCGAAGCAGATCCAGTTTGGCGGGTCTGCTGTGTATGCTTACACGATCCCGTTTGGCCGACCGTTTGGTAGTGCGCCTGTTGTGGTGGCGTCTATGGCTACGGCGGCTGGGGGCACGGCACAGATTGATGTGAAAGCCTACAATATTACTAGCAAGGATTTTCAGTTGGCGTTTATTACGAATGACGGGTCTAAACCGAATGGTGTGCCTGCGGCGGCTAACTGGATTGCTGTCGGCGTGTGACCGGGCTGTTGCGGCTGATGTTGTAATGTTGGGGGGCTGTGGTGTCGTGGTTTACTCCTGCACTGGTGGCTTCTATCTGTACCGCGTTGGCCACGGTTTTGGGTTCTGTTCAGGCGGTCACGTCTAAATCTCGGAGGCGTTTGCGGCGTCTGTCGGCTCAGGTGGATGCGATGGAAGAGTATACGTGGGGTGTGCGGCGCGAGGTGCGAAGGTTTAACGCCGGGCTTCCTGATGATGTGGAGCCTATGCATCTCCCTGATGTGCCCGAGTTTTTGAAAGATACTGTTGATGGTGGAGGTGAGTAGGGTTGAGGGAGTTGGAGGAGGAGAAGCGGCAGCGCCGCAATTTTGAGAAAGCTTCACTGGTGTTGCTGTTTTTGTCGCTTGTACTACTGGCGGTGGTTGCTGCGGGTGCTTTACGTTTCGGGGCTGTATCCTCTGAGCGGGATTCGGAGCAGGCGAGGGCCCAGTCTAATGGTACAGCGGCTCGGGGTTTAGCTGCCCGTGTGAAGCAGGCGTGTGCTTCGGGTGGGGTGGAGTCTGCGCGGCTTCACCGTTCTGGTTTGTGTGTAGATGCTGTGCGTGTTGAGCAGCGTGTTCAGGGTGTGCCGGGCCCTGCAGGTGAGCGCGGCCCGCAAGGCCCTGCAGGTGCTGACGGCCGGGATGGTGTTAATGGTTCGGCTGGGCTGGTTGGCCCTGTTGGTCCGCAGGGTTCCCCGGGTTTGAATGGTGTGAAGGGTCCTGACGGGTTGCCTGGCGTGAATGGTTCGGATGGCCGTGATGGTGTTTCGGGTCGTGCAGGCGTGGACGGTGTGAACGGCGCTGATGGCAAGGATGGTCGTGATGGTTCGGCTGGTGAGCGCGGCGATGTGGGGCCTTCGGGTCCTGCCGGCCCGCAAGGCGCACAGGGGGAGCGTGGTGAGCGTGGCCCCGCAGGTGTGAACGGATCCGACGGTAAAGACGGTAAGGATGGCGCTGATGGGCGCTCTGTGGTGTCTGTGTACTGTTCCGGGGGCCGCCTGGTTGTGAAATATAGTGACGGTACGGCCTCTACCGTGTCGGGTTCTGCAGCCTGCGAGAGTGTGAAACCATCACCTGTGGTTACCGTATCATCCCATAGGTGAACAAGAAGAGGGAAGGGTGTTACTAGTGTTGGTCGTGTTTGGTGGTGGTGTGTGGTGAGATACATTCCAGCGGCGCATCACTCTGCCGGTTCGAATAGTCCGGTGAATAGGGTTGTGATTCATGCAACATGCCCGGATGTGGGGTTTCCGTCCGCTTCCCGTAAGGGGCGGGCGGTGTCTACAGCAAACTATTTTGCTTCCCCATCAGCGGGTGGTTCTGCCCATTATGTGTGTGATATTGGGGAGACTGTGCAGTGCCTGTCCGAGTCTACGATTGGGTGGCATGCCCCGCCTAACCCGCATTCTTTGGGTATAGAGATTTGCGCGGATGGGGGTTCGCACGCCTCATTCCGGGTGTCGGGGCATGCTTACACTCGTGAGCAGTGGCTGGATCCTCGCGTGTGGCCTGCCGTGGAGCGTGCCGCCATCCTGTGTAGACGTTTGTGTGACAAATATAATGTTCCGAAAAGGAAGCTTAGTGCAGCCGATTTGAAGGCTGGTAGGCGGGGTGTGTGCGGGCATACTGATGTGACGGATGCGTGGCATCAGTCGGATCATGACGATCCTGGGCCGTGGTTTCCGTGGGACAAATTTATGGCCGTAGTCAACGGCAAAGATGAGAGTGGGGAGTTAACTGTGGCTGATGTGAAAGCCTTGCATGATCAGATTAAACAATTGTCTGCTCAGCTTACTGGTTCGGTGAATAAGCTGCATCATGATGTTGGTGTGGTTCAGGTTCAGAATGGTGATTTGGGTAAACGTGTTGATGCCCTGTCGTGGGTGAAGAATCCGGTGACGGGGAAGCTGTGGCGTACTAAGGATGCTTTGTGGAGTGTCTGGTATTACGTGCTGGAGTGTCGTAGCCGTATTGACAGGCTTGAGTCTGCTGTTAACGGTTTGAAAAAGTGATGGTGGTTTGTTGTGGGTAAACAGTTTTGGTTAGGTTTACTGGAGCGGGCGGCTAAGACTTTTGTGCAAACGTTTGTTGCTGTGTTGGGTGTGACGGCGGGTGTCACGTATACTGCGGAGTCGTTTCGCGGTTTGCCGTGGGAATCGGCGTTGATCACAGCTACGGTTGCTGCGGTGTTGTCGGTGGCTACTTCGTTTGGTAGCCCAGCGTTTGTGGCCGGCAAACCTAAAACCACGGTTGTGGATGCGGGTTTGGTTCCACCGGATGATGGGGGCATGGTTGAGCCGCACTCGGTGGATGTGTCGGATCCTGGTATGATTGAGCCTGTAGATGATGCGGATCTTGATGTAGGCTATGTGCCGAAACACGCTGCCGAGTCGGAGGTTGGCACGGTAGAGTCTACTGTTGCATAAGTGAATATATGTGTGTGCCCCAGCGGTGCTGCCACGATCGTGTGGTGGTTGCCGCTGGGGCACTATTTTTGTATATTGCGGTGTGGCTATGATTCGTTGCTGTCGATGGTGTCTTCGAGCATCTGGTACAGGTGGAGGCAGGTGCAGATAGTTTCGCTGGCCTGGTCGAGAACGTTCCGGCCGATAACGTTTTTGTGGTTGTCGCGGTGGCGGATGATAGCCCACATGATCTCGTCGGCTGCCGCCTGTAGTAGTTTGGCCTGGTATGCGATTCCGGCGAGCCAGTCTAGTGCTTCCTGGCTTGCCCGTGTGTCGTCTGGAATGCCACGGGTGTTGCTGTTGCTTGTGGGGTGTCCTGCACTGTCGCATAGCCACAGGATTTCGCTGCACTCGTCTAGCGTGTCTTGGTCGATAGCGAGATCGTCGAGGCTGACATTGTTGACGGTAAGGTTCACGTTGTCGAGTGAGATGGGTACACCGTACTGGTTTTCGACACTGTCAACAATGTTTTCCAATTGCTGCATGTTGGTGGGCTGTTGTTGGACGATACGGTGTATCGCTGTGTTGAGGGTGGTGTAGGTGATGTTGTGTGTGTTTTTCATGGCTGTTGTCCCATCCCTGTGCTGTCATCTTGGTAGTATCGACTGTTTGCGTATCCTGTGAGGGTGATGAGTGTTTGGTCTGCCCACTGTTTCACAGTCTGCCTTGTCACTCCGAGTCGTTGGGCGGCTGTGGCGTAGGTTTGATCATACCCGTATACTTCCCGGAATGCTGCCAACCTAGCTAAATGTTTTCGCTGTTTGGATGGCTGGCAGGTGAGGGTGTAGTCGTCGATGGCTAGCTGTAGATCGATCATGGTGGCAATGTTGTTGCCGTGATGCTGGGGGGCGGTTGGTGGGGGTGGCATTCCTGGCTCCACGCTCGGTTTCCATGGGCCGCCGTTCCAGATCCATTGGGCGGCTTGGATGATGTCGGCGGTAGTATATGTTTGGTTCACTGGTCACCCCTTGAACAGGTCGTTGGTGTTGTTGGTGTCGAATCGTCCGACGCAGTGGCAGTAGTCGTACATGAGTTTAATGATGTGTTGGTGGTCTCCCAAATAGGTGTTGCCGCTGATGCTGTAGGTGGCTGTGCCGTCTTTTGCGATGGTGTATTTGGCGGTGATGGTTTCGGGGTTTTCGGTGTCGGTGATGATTGCTGTGGTGGTGGCGCCTACTGTTTGTAGCCTGGTGGTTTGGGTGCCGTCGTCGAGGATGGTGGTGACCATTATGATTCTCCTTAGTTGCTGGTTTGGTTGTCGGCTAGATGAATAATATCGGATAAAGGTTTCGGCTGGTCTAGATGTTGTGTGGTTTTGTTGGCTAGCCGTTTGGCTACCCTGTAACACATTTTGGTGTAGTGTTTGTTGTCTAGGTTGTGGTATTGTTCCCGCACCGCAATATATAGTAGGGAGTCTTGGTAGAGGTCGTCTGCGCTGATTGCGGGGTAGTGTCCGGCTGTTTTTGTGCATGCCCGGTTGAGTGTGCGTAGATGATGGTCTGTGGCCCACACCCACGATGCGGTGGTGGCTAGGTCTGCTTTGGTTGGTCGTCTGCTCATGGCACTATTACCTTGCTATCTGGTAGTTGTTTGGTGTTTTGTTGTTGATAGTGTAGCACACGAGTCCGGGGTTGCCGGTGGTGCCGGTCTTGTGCCGGAACCATGTGGATTCGCCTTCCATGGATGGGCATTGGATGAAGGTGCGTTGTCCTTGCTCGGAGATTTCTAGGTGGTGCCGGTGCCCGGCCATGAGAATATTAGATACGGTGCCGTTGTGGAATTCTTGTCCGCGCCACCATTCGTAGTGTTTGCCGGTTTTCCATTGGTGCCCGTGGGCGTGCAGGATTTGTGTGCCTGCCACATCGACGGTGGTGGTCATTTCGTCTCGGCTGGGGAAGTGGAAGTGAAGGTTGGGGTATTGGTTGTTGAGCTGGTAGGCTTCTGCGATGGCGCGGCAGCAGTCTACGTCGAAGGAGTCGTCGTAGGTGGTGACTCCTTTTCCGAAGCGTACGGCTTCTCCGTGGTTGCCGGGGATGGAGGTGATGGTCACGTTTTTGCAGTGGTCGAATTGGTGGATGAGTTGCATCATGGCCATGCGGGTGAGCCTGATTTGTTCCGTCAAGGGTGTTTGTGTGCGCCAGGCGTTGTTGCCTCCTTGTGACACGTATCCTTCGATCATGTCGCCGAGGAAGGCGATGTGGACTCGTTGCGGTTTGCCTGCTTGTTGCCAGTAGTGTTTTGCGACGATGAGGGTGTGTAGGTAGTTGTCGGCGAAGTGTGCTGTTTCTCCGCCGGGGATGCCTTTGCCTATTTGGAAGTCTCCTGCCCCGATGACGAAGGCTGCAGTGCTGTAGTCGGTGTGGGTGTCTTGTTCGGGTTTTGGTGGCTGCCATTCGGCTAGTTTATCAACGAGTTCGTCTACAGGGTAGGGGTTTGTTGCGGGTTGGTGGTCGATGATTTTTTGTATGGATCGGCCTGTTTCTCCGTTGGGGAGTGTCCATTCGGAGATGCGTGTGCGGCGTACAGTACCATTGGCTAGATTGTCGTCGATGGTGTCGATGGCGTTGTCGTGGTTGGCTAGCTGTGTGAGGAGCCGGTCTATATTGTCTATCATCGGGTATCCTCCTCTTCCTCGTGTGTGGTGGTGGCTTGTTTGCGGCGATAGTCTTTAATGACGGTGGCGGAGATGGTGTATCCGGCTTCAGTGAGCATTTGGGCTAGCTGTGTGGCGGGGATGGTTTTGTCGGCGAGGACGTCTGCGGCTTTATCACCGTAGCGTTGGATGAGGGTTTCAGTTTTGGTTGCCATGATGTCCTATCGGTTGTGTGGTGGGTTGCCATCCTGTGCGGCAGTCGCCGTCGTGTCCTGGTTTGCGTGTGCACCATGAGACTTCGCCGGCATTGTGGATGATGGCACGGCCGCATATGACGTCATGTAGGTGTTCGGGAAACTTGCCGTTGTTGTCCCCGTACATGTCGATCAAGTGTTGGGTTTTAGTAACCATCATGTCTCCTGTGTGTGAAAGAGTGTGCAAATACTATGCTGGTGTCATGGATGTTTATGCGGGTATGGTTTTCATCACCTTGCTGAACGTTACTTGGTTACTGTACATCATCTGGGTGATTTCCTGATCCGTTTTGTCGGGGTGCTGTTTTCGCAGGTTTGCCCATTGGCAGGCGTTGTCGGTTTCTTGCTGGAGCCGGGTGAGATTGTTTTCGTTGATGATGTGTTTCCACATTGTCCACGAGACGTCGAGTCGTTTGAGCATGTCGATGGCTGGCACGTTGAAGGAGTTGAGGAAGAGTATTTCCTCCGTGTAGTAGTTTTTCTCGTATTGGTCCCATCCGCTTCGGTGCCTGTTGGGCTGGTTTTTGGGGTAGGCTTCCCGGCATACTTTGTGCAAACGTTTGGCCATGTCTTTGGGTAGCCTAATGTCGGGGTTGGCGCGGATCATGGATCGCATCCCATCATAGGTGGTGCCCCAGGTGTGCATGATATGTAGTGGGTCTTCACCATCAGCCCATTTTTCTGCACAGATGGCGAGGCGGATACGCCTCCTGGCGGCTTTGCTGGTGTCGCGGCGGCCGGGGATGGGGCATGTGTCGAGGGGATCCATGATGTTTTATATGCCTTTCTTTGTTGGGGTTGCTTGTGTGGTTTTATTGTAGCACTGTGTCTAGTGCTTGTGTCAACCCTGTTTTTCCGGCCTGCAGGTAGGTGTCTGTGACATCGCCCAGGGTGAGGGGCACGCGGGTGGCTTGGGGGAGTGCCGTCTGGAGGGTTTGGGCCATCTGGTCTCCTGCTTTGTCGGGGTCTGACCAGATGTAGATGTGGTCGTAGCCTTCAAAAAATTTGGTCCAGAAGGTTTGCCACGAGGTTGCGCCGGGTAGGGCTACGGCCGACCATCCGCATTGTTCGAGGATCATGGAGTCGAATTCGCCTTCGCAAATGTGCATTTCGGCTGCCGGGTTGGCCATGGCGGCCATGTTGTAGATGGAGCCTGTGTCCCCTGCCGGGGTTAGATATTTGGGGTGGTTGTGGGTTTTGCAATCATGCTGGAGTGAGCAGCGGAAACGCATTTTTCGTATTTCGGCTGGGCCGTCCCAGACGGGGTACATGTAGGGGATGGTGATGCACTGGTTGTAGTCTTCGTGGCCTGGGATGGGGTCATTGTCGATGTATCCAAGGTGGTGGAGCCGGGCTGTTTCTTCGCTGATGCCTCTTGCCGAGAGCAGGTCGAGTATGTTTTCGAGGTGGGTTTCGTAGAGGGCTGAGACTTTCTGGATTCGGCGGCGTTCCGCAATGTTGTAGGGTTGTAGTGAGTCGTACATTAGGGTTTTCTTTCTCTAATTGTTGTTTCAGTTTGGCGAGGCCTCCTCCGATACCGCATGTGTGGCAGTACCAGACGCCCTTGTCGAGGTTGATGCTCATGGAGGGCTGGTGGTCGTCGTGGAACGGGCAGAGGATGTGTTGCTCGTTCCTGGACGGATTGTAGCGTATCTGGTAGGTGTCGAGGAGGCGGCGGGTGTCAGAGGTGTGGGAGGAGCTCGTTGAGGGTTGATACCACATAGGCTTCGCTCCATGGCTTGTTGCGCTGTTTCATCACTACGAGTCCGATGGTGGAATTGTTTTGTTTGTTTCGGTGTGTTTCGTAGTTGCGTGCCTCCCGGCTGGCTTGTTTCACGAATTCGGCGAGGTGGGGTTGTCCGGCTTTCGCCTCGATAATGTAGGTTTTGTTGCCGGTTGTGAGGATGAGGTCGCCTTCGTCTTCGCGGCCGTTGAGGTGGAGGCGTTCTATATCATAGCCGGTGTCGCGTAGCTGGTGGAGGAGTCGTGTTTCCCATTCTGCGCCGGCCCGGCGGTTGCGTGACTGTTGTGTCGACATGATAGTCCTTTGTGTGTTGGGGTCATGTTCCATGGCTGTTTTTCGGCGAGTGGCCCGAAGAATGTGTATTCGGGGTAGGCTCTGAGTCTTTCGTATCGGGTTCCGTCTGGGCTGGATTTGCCTGTACGCTGTTTCAACACTGCGATGCGTGCCTCGGCGGGGATGGTGAGCCCGTTGCCGTTGTCTTCGCCACCATACAGGGAGACTCCGAGGATGAGTTGTGGTTTTTCGGAGAGGCCGTTTTTGATTTCCCGCCTAGCCGGGGGGTGTTCTATGTCGGTGCCGGTTTTGTCGGTTGCGTGGTGGGTGACAATAATGGTGGAGCCAGTATCTCTACCTAATGCTGTGATCCATTGCATGGCTTCTTGTTGGGCCTGGTAGTCACTCTCGCAGTCTTGAATGTCCATCAGGTTGTCGATAACGATGAGTGGCGGGAAGGTGTTCCACATTTCCATGTAGGCTTGCAGTTCCATGGTGATGTCTGTCCATGTGATGGGTGACTGGAATGAGAATGTGATGTGTTGGCCGTGGTGGATGCTGTCTCGATAGTATTCTGGCCCGTAGTCGTCGATGTTTTGTTGTATCTGGGCGGTGGTGTGTTGGGTGTTGAGTGAGATGATTCGTGTGGAGGCCTCCCAGGGTGTCATGTCCCCTGATATGTAGAGGGCGGGCTGGTTGAGCATTGCTGTGATGAACATGGCTAGCCCTGATTTTTGGCTGCCGGACCGCCCCGCGATCATGACGAGATCCCCTTTGTGGATGTGCATGTCCAGGTTGCGGTAGAGGGGTTCTAGCTGGGGTATGCGGGGCAGTTCGGCGGCTGTTTGGGAGGCTCTCTCGAAGGATCTTTGGAGAGAGAGCATCGGAGCCTTAATCTATCTGTCTATCGGTTGGATGTTGTGTTGGTGGTCAGATGGAGTCGATATCGATGTCAGCATCAGTTGAGGCTGTGGTGTCGTCTAGCTGGCCGTTATCGCGTTTGTCTACGTATTCGGCAACCTTATCGTAGATGGCGTCATCGAGGGGTTTGAGCACGACCGCGTTGAAGCCGTTTTTGGTGCGTACGGTGGCGAGTTTGAAGGCCTGCTCCTCGCCAAGGTAGGCTTCTAGATCGCGGATCATGGAGTGTGGGCGGTCGTTGTTGCCGCGTGCTTTCTCGATAATGGCGTTGGGGATGGTTTCTGGGGTGTCGTTGTTGAGATCGTCTAGGGTGTGGAAGATTGTGACATCAGCGTAGATGCGATCGGCGGTCTGTCCACCGTAGCCTTCGGTGTTGTGCTGGACGTCGCGGATTTTGAAGGCGATGGCGGTGGCGTCCTGGTTTCGGGAGGGGTTGAAGAAGGTGCTGTTGCTGTTGTTGCGGTAGTTGGCGAGTCCCATTGTTGTTTCCTTTACTGTTGTGTCTGTTATTGTTGGTTTATATTGGTTTATCGGGTGAGGCTGTTTCGTTTAGTGCGGAACGCCTCTGACACGTCACTGTTACTGGTGATGGTCTTCTTGTACTGTTTTAGAAGGTCGGCTAGCTGTGCTTTGCTGGTGGCATTGTTGATTTTGTCGATGATGGTGTTGTTTCCTTCTGATGCAATGTTGTCTACGTAGTCTTTGGCTGCCTGGTTGTATCGGTCTTGGAGGATGATGGATGCTGTGGCGATCAGTGTTGCCAGGTCCCAGTTCCTTGCCGCGGAGCTGTTTTTGAGTCCGCCGAGGAGGTCGATGATAGTCTTCTTTACCTGGTCGGCGGTGTCTCCGCGGATGACGGTCCATGGGGCGGCGTAGTCTCCGCCGTATTTGAGTGTGACGGTGAATCGGTCGTCGTCTGTGTTGTCGGTCACTGGTGTTCCTTGCCTTCTTTTGTTGGGGCTGTGATGGTGGTTTCTATCGGGTACCTGTAGGCGTCTTTCCCGTTGACAGCCCAGCAGGCGTCCCTGACGGGGCATCCTTTACAGAGTGCTGTGACGTGTGGGACGAAGATGCCTTCACTGATTCCTTTCATTGCTTGACTATACATGGATGATACATGCCGGTAGGTGTTGTTGTCAAGATCGTAGAGTTCGGTGGATGTGCCTTGTGTCGGGGACTTGTCGTCGTTGCGGCTGGTGGCTGGCGTCCAAAACATGCCTTTCGTGACATGGATGCCGTGTTGGTTGAGCATGTACCGGTATGTGTACAGCTGCATACTGTCTGCTGGTAGGCGGCCGGTTTTGAGGTCGAGGATAAATGTTTCACCCGTATTCGTATCTGTGAATACCCGGTCAATATATCCGACAATAGTGGTGCCATCCTGGAGGGTGGTTTCTACCGGGTATTCGATGCCCGGCTGGCCGTCAATAACAGCGGTGATGTATTCTGGGTGGTTGCGCCTCCATGTTTTCCACCGGTCCACAAAGGTGGGGCCGTAAACCATCCACCAATTGTAGTCTTTCTTGTGTGGCCCGCCCGACTCGCACATGTTTTTGCACACCCTGCCGGAGGGTTTGATTTCTGTGCCTTCGGATTCGGCGAGGGCTACTTGGGTGTCGAAAATGTTTTTGAAGGATGAGAGTTTGTCTGGCAGTGCAGGGTATTCGGCGGGATTGTACAGGTGTAGGTCGTATTGTTCGGTGATGTGGTGTATGGCGCTTCCGGCGATGGTGGCATACCAGGTGTGATGTTGGGCGTGGTAGCCGTGGGATAGGCGCCATTTTTCTCCGCATTCAGCCCACTGTGACAGTGATGAGTAGGAGATGTGGCCTGGATGGTTGATGGTTTTCGGGTATTGTGCTAGAGGCATTACTTGTCGCCTTTGTGGGTGTTCCATGGGTTGCGGGTGTCTTGGCCGGCATCGTGTTGCTGGTATGCGAGGAGTGCTAGGCAGTGCCAGGCAGCATGGGCTAGATGGGGTAGCCCGGATTCATCATCGAGGTTGTTGCCTTGCTGCCATGATAGTAGGTGTCGGTAGAGGGCGTCGACACTGTGGCTCCACGGATAGCCGCCGGTCCAGTTGTTGTCGCCGTATTTGGTGGCACCGTATCCGGCCACGGAGCCTAGATCGTGCAAGGCTGCGGGGTCGATGAGGGATAGCCTGCAAAGTTTCAATTCTTTCTTGGCGCCAGTATTAGGGTCGGTGTACATG